TGGGGGGTAAGCTCTGTGCGATACGCGGGGGGCATGATTGGCCAAGGATTGGCGCAAGGTATGTACTCAGCACTTGGGGCTGTCACTGCAGCAGCCAATGCGCTTGTCGCTCAAGCTGAGAGAGCAGCACAAGCTAAGGCTAAGATCCATAGTCCGTCACGACTATTTAGAGACAATGTAGGTAGATACATTGCTCAAGGTATTGCCGTGGGTATTGAACAGAATAGCTCTGATGTGGTTGATAGTCTGGCATACGTTCAGAAAGAGATGTCAGCGTTCAAATTTGGCGCTGAGGACTTGCTAGGTTTAGGGAAACATACTGTATCTAGTCAGTTTAGACTCAAATCACTCACAGAACGAGCAGAAACAAGCCAAATCGAGGTTATTCGTGACCAGGCTGACAAAGTCCTAACTAGAGCTCTTGAAGTGGCTGAGGAGGCTGTCAAGCGCCCTGTGAACATGGTACTAGATGACGGTACTCTGGTTGCTAAAATCGGAGACCCAATGACTAACTATCAAAACGATAAGTTAATGATTGATAACATGATGAGAGGTATTATCTAATGAATAATGACACAATCACAATCAATGGATTTGACCTCTCTGAGGTTATTGACATTATAGACATCATCCGTCCAGTAGGAAATGAGCGCCACGTTGTCACAAATGACGCTCCACTTGTCGGAGTTAATCTCCAAGAAGTGCGAACAGGTGCCAAAACCATCAAAGTCAAGTTTGCTATGCAATATGGCAACGGCATGACACTTGAAACGGCTAAGCACAAACTAGCTGGCATTTTTAACACCTCAGAGGCTGTCAAAATCGTCATTTCAGACGAACCTGACAAGTATTACATGGGTCTAGTATCTGGTTCTGTGGATATAGAAAACATTACTAGATGGTTCCAAAAGGGCAGTTTTGACCTGACTATCCCTGACGGAGTAGCTCACGGTTCAACCTATAAGAGCTTTGATAACGGACAAGAGCAACCTGACAAGGTTGTTTTTAATTTGGTCAATAATGGCAACGTCCCAGCTTTTCCTGTCGTTACTGTCAAAAACAACGCTGAAAACGGCTATATTGGGATAGTTAATTCTAGCGGAGCTCTTGAGGTTGGCGACCGTGAAGAGGCTGATATAGGCGTAGTTAAGCGGTCAGAGGTATTGATTGATTTTAGAGAAGATAGAATTTCAAACGGTTTTGCAAGAGCTACTAAAAATAAGGCTGTGACTAACGATAATGGCGAGAATGTGGTAGGGGTATCTGAGCTAACTACATTGTGGAATAAGAAACACATTAGACTCAAAGATCAAACCACGCCTGGCAAGTACGGGAACTATGCTACATCTCTATCATGGGACATCCCAATAGATAGCGCTGGAGCTGTTGGCTCACTTGATGACTACATCACAGGTAAACAGATATTTGTATCTAATGCAGCTAATCAATATGGATTTATCAAGATTACAGTATCAGACACAAATGGTCAGTTTTTGTATGGTCTTGAAACATTCAAGCGAACACAAGGACAGGATTGTGAGTTTAATGTGTTTGGCTCTGATGGAAAGGGGAGCTATTACTTTCTTAAGTGCTGGAATTTCACAGGCACCTCTGACAGTGCTTTAAATCCATTTTCATCAACCAAAGGGCAGTTTGAACTCAAGCGCAATGACGACAGGATCCAGGTTTACTACAAAGGCTCTCATTACAGCTTTATCATTCCTGAAATTAAAGGCCGAAAGTCAGCTAAAATCCATGTCATGCTTGGAGCGTATCATGACAAGCCTATGCTTGCTCACATGTATCTTGATGAGTTGATGTATCGTAAGGATTTTGTCCCAACAATAGGAGATGTGCCTAATCGCTATCCAATCGGTTCAAATGTTGTGCTAAACAGCGAGAATGACACTGTCACAGTGGACGGTCTTGAGAAGATTGTAGATGTCGTGGATGGCTCAAGTTTCTTGACTATTCCACCTGGAAACAGTCAGCTTGAGGTCTATTGCTCAAGTTGGGTCAAGACCAAACCCACTGTAAAAGTAGAATTTAAAGAAAGGTATCTATAACAATGTTATTGACTATACATGATTCAAATTTGAGAAAAGTGGCTTTTATCGATAATGACAAACAGGATACATTGAACTATTTCAATGACACCTGGACAAGATACCTGGAAACTGGTTCTAGTACCTTTGATTTTACAGTCTTTAAAAAGGCAATTATCTCAGATGTAGGCAAAAAGAGGGCCTATAACTCTCTCAATGAGAAAGCCTTTGTTTCATTCAGATACAAGGGCAGAACTTACTTGCATACAATCCGAAAAATTGAGGAAAATGAGAAAGTTATCAAGTGTTATAGTATCAACCTGAACCTTGAGCTGATCAATGAGTACTCTATTCCTTACAAATCGCCTAAAGCAATGAGTTTTAAGGAATTTTGTGAGGAAATGGACTTGCTCAACTATACTTTCTTGAAAATCGGTATCAATGAGGTTGCTAATAAGAAAATCTCTGCTGAGTGGGAGGGCACAGACACCAAACTCAACAGACTACTTAGTCTGGCTAAGAAATTTGGCGCAGAAATTGAGTTTGACACACGTCTCAACGCTGACAGCTCTATCAAGTCATTTACAGTCAATGTCTATCATGAGCATGACGATAGCCACCAGGGAGTAGGTCAAATTAGCCCAAAAATCTTGAAGTATGGAAAAAACCTCAAGACGATCACTAGGACGATTGACAAAACTGGGATCTATAACACGGTTGTCCCAACAGGTAAGGACGACAAAGGCAACGCAGTTGATATTAGAGGGCTTGGCCCTTGGTCTGTCAATAATGCAAAGGGAGAACGTGAATTTTACCAGTCAGGGGCTGCTTTGTATGCCCCTCTCTCTATGCAGATGTTTCCAAGTACTTTCACACATTCAACAGGTGACCGTGACCAGTGGACTCGTAAGGACATGACTGTAGAGAGTTCAAATCCTGAGGTCATCCGCTCCATCGCTTACCGTGAGCTCAAGAAAAACTGTTATCCAGCAGTCACTTACGAGGCTGAGGGTTTTGCGGATCTTGAAATAGGAGACACAGTAAAAATCTATGATGACGGCTTTAACCCTACTCTTTTGCTTGAAATGAGGGTATCTGAGCAGACTATCAGCTTTACCAATCCTAAGAACAATAAAACCACTTTTTCAAACGCAAAAGCGCTTGAAAATAGGCTATCTCAAGGTATTCAACAACAGCTAGACAGGATGATTGAGGAGGCTAAGCCTTACACAATAAAACTTGCTACTGATAACGGCATAGCCTTTAAGAATGGTCAAGGCCAGACCATTGTGACCCCTACCCTTATGCGAGGGAACAAAGTCATCAATAGTGGATGGCGCTGGGTGGTGGATGGTGTAATCAAAGCTACAAGCTCTAGTTACATTGTCCGAGCCTCTGACATCAACCAAAAGATGGTTTTGACGGTGTCAGCATGGATTGATAACAAAGAGGTAGCCTCTGAGCAGTTGACTCTCATCAATACATCAGATGGGTTACAAGGTCAAAAAGGTGACACAGGTCCGAAAGGTGACACTGGCCCTAAAGGTGACCGAGGAGAGCGAGGAGAGAAAGGCGAAAAGGGAGACCGTGGGGAGCGTGGCTTACAAGGTCTACAAGGATTGCAAGGAGTCAAAGGTGACCAAGGTATACCAGGCCCTAAGGGAGCGGACGGACGTACACAGTACACTCACATTGCCTACGCTGATACTATTTCAGGTAGTGGATTTAGCCAGACTAACGCAGATAAGGCCTATATAGGAGTCTATGTTGATTTTAATGCAACTGATAGCAAAAATCCCGCTGACTATCGCTGGAACAAGTGGAAAGGGCCAGATGGTAAGAATGGAAAGGACGGACCTCAAGGTATTCCAGGCAAGCCAGGAGCAGATGGTCGTACTCCCTATTTCCACCGAGCATGGGCTAACTCTGCTGACGGTCGTGCTGATTTTAGCACCTCAGATAGTACTAACAAGCGCTATCTAGGTACTTTGACGGATTTCACTGAGGCAGACAGTCAGGATCCTACAAGCTATAAGTGGACAGCTTTATTTGGGACAACAGAGCAATCAGGAAATATTTTACTTGATTCAAATTCTGGATGGAGAAATAAACATCAGCAAGACTTTGTATTGGCTGAACCCTTAAAATCTGGTAAGCAGTACACATTAAGCGCTAGGTGGTGGAGGAGCGACAATAGCAATCTTAATTTTGGTATTCGTGAAAATCCTAGCGATAGCTGGCAGTGGATAAATTTAGCATATAGCTTTGAGCTGGACGTTTGGAGCGCTACTTTCACATCAACTAAAAATCTTAATGCTGGTGATACTGTTTCATTCTTCACTGTAGAACTTGAAGGAATTGGTAATGCTGACTGGGCAGTTTTAACAGTTGGAGCTATACCTATTACTAGTTGGCAACCTCACTGGTCAGAGACTAAAAAGGATATAGACTCTAAAGCTGACCAAGCACTAACTCAGGAGCAACTCAACGCCCTAAATGAGAAAGCTGGAATTATCCAGGCTGAGCTTGAGGCTAAGGCTAGCGCTGATACTTTGGATAATTGGATAAAGGCTTACAAGGATTTTGTCCAGTCTAACGAAACCGCAAGAGCACAAGCTGAGAAAGATTTGATTTCAGCTAGTCAGCGTGTCTCTAATATTGCTAAGGATCTTGGAGAGCTATCTGATAGATGGAATTTCATTGATACCTATATGAGTTCCTCAAATGAGGGTCTAGTCATCGGTAAGAATGACGGGAGCTCTAGCATGATGTTTAACCCTAACGGACGAATTTCAATGTTTAGCGCTGGTGTAGAGGTTATGTATATTTCTCAAGGTGTTATACACATTGAGAACGGGATCTTCTCTAAGACTATCCAAATAGGCAGATTTAGAGAAGAGCAGTATCATATTAACCCTGACATGAATGTCATCCGTTATGTCGGTTAGAAAGGAGTAAAATGGCAAAGTTTAGTAATTCAAGTGGGAGCTTGTATCTCAATGTTTATGTAGAGCAGGGTTCTCAGAGTATCACGGATAACACCTCAACTGTCAACTGGCGGATGACAGTTAGCCG